CCTATCAAAAACATTGTATTTCAAACCAAAAACGAATCGCTTTATAATTTTTGTAAAAACGAATTGCCAAAAATATTTCAATGTAAAGCCATTTTTTTCAAAGAACGAATTCTGATTTATCCGCTTGACTACTTTTTTGAAATATGGCTTAATGCTCCAGAAGATACTTTAACATTAGTTGTACAAGGCACTAACTTTATTCTCGATGAATCACTAATACCTGAAGAAACCAAATGATAGCTTATTCACCATCACCGCAAAACAATTTAACTTCTCTAAACACACCTGTGTTTCAAAATTGGGGGCCTATTAGTGAAGGCGGACTATCTAACCCATTTGAAACGCATGTTTACTATGCGCCACTTTCCGGTATGCCAGTGCCGTCGGTAAGTGTAGAATTCAAAATACTTGATGTTATCGGAAATCCATTATATGCACAGTATACGGAATTTCGTATGAGTTCTTTTTCAAGCTTTTCCAATCCAACTATTCCATTTATAGAGAATGAATCTATTATTGAAATTGGCTGTCCTGTACAAGGTGGAAGCGTTGAAGCCATCACAAACAATGGATTATCTTATAGTTTTAATCCAACATTTAAAAACCTAGACATCCTTCCGTATGGAGTGCAAAATCTATACATTCAAAGAATAATGCAAGGTAAAACGGCTTCGGGAATGTGGCATAAAATTTCTACATACGACTACTTTATTTATTTTCACCATCTATCCGACATTTTTTATTACGAACCAAAACAGTTATATTTTCAACACATTCAAGGTTTTACCGCAGAAACCAAAACATTTACAATTCACGGTAGCACTTGGAAAATAATCGGAAATCCTTTCTTCATTATAGAATCAGCTACCGGTGGCGTAACATCAGCCACTACTACTGAAACAAATAGCGGTTATACTGGCGAAATGCAAACGCTCACAGGTTCCGGCACTGCTACCATAGAAGTAACGCCAAGCGAATACTATAATACGATTGACCCAAGCTCCGATGCCATTGTGAGAACATTTGCCGTATTTGTAGGTGGTCCCAGCTTCTTACAAGCTGCAGGTTTAGTTTACAACTTAGTTACTTTATTTAATGGCAATGTATTGGTGTCTGAACCCGACGAACTAAGATTTAGAGGTGTTTTGGGTTTTGCAGAACCTGCCGCGCAGTATATCTTTTTCAAATCAACTCAACCTTATACCATTCAATCCTCGCCCTGGTTAACTACGCAAGTGATTTCTGTTACCATCAACGGATTGATTAGAACTGCTATTAAAGTGGCACCGATAGAAAATTCTAATTTCAATCTAGGAAGTTACCAAGGATTCGTAACAATTTCCGCTACTGTAAATGGCGTTCCAACTACTGTTTCTACCACAGTTTTTTATGATATTGAAGATTTTGTAACACTTCCTTTCACGGTAGGAAAAAAAGCATTTACACTAGATCATGATTTTGTAAATTTCTCTACAGTCAATGCCAATACTTACATGCAATTTGACATGGAGTGTAAAGTATTTGATTTTTTTAACGGGCCACAATCAACAATTGTGATACCGCAAAAGATAGCGTTATTTCAAGGCAAATCTAGCTTAAATGTTGGTAAAACTATTCATCGCATTATGAAGCGATTCTCACAACCTAATAACAATATCGAACAATACAATTTTGCTGCAATAAAATTCAAATGCCAAGAAAGAAAGTATTCTGACAATAGCCTTGTGCGCGAAGTGCAAACTGATATAATTCAATTTGTAGCCGGTTTGAGTTATAATAACAAAGACATGACTATTCTTGATGTGAACTTAAAACCAAATCGCGTTACGGTTAATAGCTACGTTTTTTTAAACATTTGCTTAAAGCTATACACCGGTAGAATTGAAGTGTTACGAAATGGCATATTTTTCAAATACATCGATTTGCCAATTGCAATCAGTACTGTATTGACTAAAAAGTTAACATTCTCCGAATTTGCTCCTGGAGATGTGATATCTTTTAGAATCGATGACAATGTTCAGAACCATTCCATCGCAAGTCCGATTACATCTACGAGTATGATTAAGCAATTTAAAATTTATCCATTGGGCGATTACTCCAATCAAATTATTTGGGAAAATGAATACCTATTGCAATCAACAATCGATTTTACGGGTGAATATAAAATACAAACCGATATCGAATTCAAATCGCAAAAGCTTTTCCAACAATTGGTAGAAGTTCTTGAGATACTCGATACCGAAAAAACCGTAAAACTCACCATCAATACTGGTTGGCTTTTAAAATCAGATGTTGATACGGTCGAGAGCTTAATGCGAACCAGACGTGCTTGGCTTGAGCGTGAGAACGATACAATCAATCTGCGGCCAATTTCAAAAACCATCATTAACGAAGATGTAAAACGCGAGTTAATCGATTACACTTTAGAATTCGAAATCAACAAAAAATACAATGAAGAAACTTATTGGCTCTAATTGGGAACTCGATTTAACCTTATTCAATATTTCAGAAACACAAGAGAATAGTGATTTCACAGACAATCTGTTTACTAAAATTTCTTTACCTTTTGAAATAGATTTGACTAATGATCTAGATATTGCTTTTGGTTTTATATCATCATACCTAACTTCGCCACAAACGCTTTACAATGTCAAGTACCAGGATGGCGATACCATTGTAGATGCCGTTTTTGAAATACTAGAAGAGCAAGGCGGGAAACTCCAATGCAATTATGAAGCTGGTATTGATGAGTTTCCTTCGTTCGATAAAAAGCTATCCGAACTTACGTTGCATGATTTCGATTTACCAGAAGGAGTTAGCATTTACGACCATGCAGAATCGACTTTGCCATTGACTTACCCAGCTGTCGATTATTGTTTCCCAATGTTGCATGCAGAATTCATTGATACCAGCGATGAGTTATGGGAGAATTTCGAAAAAATCATAAACAAACGCGTCAACAACGCCTTTATAGAGAATACGATTGATGTAGCTGAATTGATTTACTACAATCGAAATTACATGCAACCCCTTCCGTTTTGGTTGTATCTATTAAAAAAAGGAATCGAAGACGGCGGTTATACTTTACACGGTGACATTCTAACCGACCCAGTTTTATTAAAAAAAGCAATTTTTTCACCAAGAGATTATTATAAATACATTGAGAAAACCTCGGAATTTATTATACAAAAAGGTTCAGATTACAATTATCTTATAGATATTATCTCGAATGATCCATTTTGTTTTTATGGAAAAACAATCCCTATTACTAAAAAAGGAAAATACCTTTTACAAGGTAGGATTAACCTAGATTATGGTCCTAATAGCCTTCTTGCAGAAAAAGAAGTTTCAATTGTTTTTAACGGCACAGAAATATACTATGAAGACTCATATGTTGGTGCAATTTATTATATCAATTTGTTTTTAACAGTAAATGCAGATTCAACATTAGCATATGGTGCTAAAACTTTTAATGCAGGGGAAGAATTAGTCATCGATTTAGAACTGATATGCATGGTAGAATTCGATGCTTCTGGCGACCCGATTCCAAACATTTCAAACTACAATAGAGTAAATCTTAAAAATGCGGTACCAGATATCAACTTCAGTGATTTTGTAGCAGCTACTCGAAAATGGAGAAACTACAGTTTTGAGCCACGAGGTAAAGAAATTTGGATGAACAAAATTAACAATGCTGTTTCGTTGGAAAATCCAGTTTCATTAGAACATACAGAAGTAAAAGAACCTGCTAGGAAATTTCAGCAGGGCATGTCTTTTCTACTACAATTTATTGAAGTTGATACCAAAGATTATACTTGGAAAAAAGTATTTCATAACATCAATGGAGCTGTAACCGATAACTACAAAACCGATTCAAAAACAAACACTATTGAAATTAATGCGATACCGTTACCAATCATCAATAAATCAAACATTACAACAGCTACTGTTTTCGAAAAAGACGAAAGTAAAATCTACGCTGTTTTCTACGAAGGCCTGCAGAACTCTAAGAATGTTACGACAGACCCCACAGAAATGCTCTTGCCACAAGCGCACTTAGATTGTTGGTATAAATGGATTATTTTCAGAATTATGGCCATCAATTTCAAATGGTCATATTTAGCGGATGAAATAGCCTCAGTTGCAGTAAAGATTCGTGATAATGTTTACGCGTATAAAAACATTCATATCGTAAAATCGATCATCAAAACGCAAGTCAATCAAAATGTGACAGAAGTTGAAATTGAAACGGAGTCAATCAAATAGCTACTGGCTTGAAATGTTTTTTTTCAATTCAGCGAGTTTGGTTTCAATTTCTTTTATGATTTCAATATTGTTACTTCCGTAACTAGCGGAAGGTTCTTGCGCTATGTGTATGTTTTCTGTTTTTAAAAAGTAATTATAATCAATGTCAAAATACTTTCCCATTGTGATAACCAAAGTGGGAGAAGCTTTTTTTGAGTTCGCTTGCTTTGAAAACAGAGTTTCACTATAACCCTCCATTTTTCTGCAAATCTCTCTGTTATTGAGGTTGTTATCTTTTTTAAATTTTTTGATTTTATCAGAAAAATCCATATTGATTATTTAGATTTAATACAAATTGCACTTTTTAGGAAAACTTTTTAAGTAAAGTTTCACTTTTCAAACAAACTATTTACTAATATTGTAAAAGATTTACCAAACTTATGAAAAAAATACCAAACAAACTAAAAGACGATGATGTGCAATCGCACATTGATTCTGCAAATGCAATCATAAAACAATGGATGCCTTCTGGTTACGTAGAAAAGGTAAAAGAAAAACTACCAAAAGGTACCGTAGTATTGGATGCAACTATTCATAACTTAAAATTAAAAAAAGTAAGTCCTTTAAAACACATGCCTGTGTTTAATGTTATGGTCGAGGTAGCATTAGAGAATAAAGCGGCGCATGAAAAGTTGAAAAAACAAATCGCTTAAAAATCAAAACCATGAACCGAAAACTTTATCCAGGAATGACCGCAGATAGGTCGTTAGAAATCTTCGCCTATGAAGGTGAACTTAAAGTCATGAAAGAAGGTCAAGTAAAAAACTTCACAGACCTATCTTTTCAAGATATAGCCAGTATAACAGAAGCTATTGATGCCGACATCAATGTTAAACTAGCATTACACGATATGCATCCAGATTCACAGATGCGTCGTATTGCTCAATTTGCATTCTGCAGATTATCCGGACTAGATTTTCAACCAGACATTATCGACGGCAAATTACAAGATGGTGAGTACGTTGATTGTCCAAACCGTGGTAGTTGTCCACATGAAGGAACTTTATGCAAGCTTCCTGTAATTAACAACGAGCGACTCACCATCACCGATGTGCATCTTATGCAGCATTCTTCTAGCGAATTGACCAACGATGTCATTGCTGAAAAAATGGGAATGGCAATGGGAACACTTCACCAAGCAAAAAAAATCCTCTATAAAAAAATTGGCGTTCAAACTAAACAGCGATGCGCAGTTGTAGCCAATTTTCTGGGGCTTATTTAAATCTAAAAAGACTATGCAAAAATTTAATAAAGGGCTATATTCATTGGGCCTCCGGAATCAGGAAAATCGAGAGTTGCTTTTGCAATAAAAGAGATATTTGAAAGTAATGAATATGCTCTCTTGTCAGGTAGAAGTTTGAGAACAGATCATCCCTTTATTTTTCAAAATTGTTCTAAAAAAACCAAGTTGCTAATTGTGGATGATTTATCACCAAAAGTTGATTTAAGTTTTTTTATGAATATAGTTTCTGGAAAGGTACTTATCAATAAAAAATCAGAATGCCCATTCGAAATTCACATTGAAAAATTAATAATAACTATTGATTCAGATTTTTATGTAAAAGATCTTCCTAAAGACGCTTCATTTTTGAGACGGTTTACAATTATTCAATTCCCTTGTAAATCTGCTAAATTAATAATTGATGAAGTAATTGATTGCTTACCTAATAAGCATATAGATAAAGAATTATTGCAGAAAAAGTTAGCGTTTTTAAATTCCGATTTAACATGAAAACTAGCGTGCAGACCGATTTAATTATTATAGATGATTGCCAGCATCATATAAATTTAGAATTGTTCTTTCTTGAACTTACAAAACATTCAAACAATTAAAACCGCCTCAATCCAAATCAATGAGCTACGTAAAAGATACCGACATTTTTGAAGCCACAAATGGAGGTTTAGAAATCATACTCGATTATTATCCGAATGCACACGCTGTAGTTACTAAATTGTCAAAGCAGTTTAAAATCAGAGGCAACGAAAAAACCGCTTCTGCTTCATTAAAACAATTGCCTTCAGGTATTTGGCTTGTGACAGATTTTGGTGGTGATGCAGTTCCTAGAAATGGAATCACCGTTTGCATGATCGAAGAAAATATATCCTATGCCGAAGCATGTGCGCTACTTGGCGCCAAGTATAGAATTGAAGGTGCTAAAATGCAAGTGCACATGCCTATTATTGAGAAGCGTCCGTTGAAACCAGAAGAAAAAAAGGGAGATTACTTTTTCGAATATCATAAAAATTTTACTCACGATCAATTGGCCATGCTTGGTCCGCGTGTTAATGAAGTTCATTGCAAAGATTACAACTTGAAAAACTGTAAAAGCTTTACGTATTGTAAGGATAATGAAGCTATTGTTACCACAGCGACTGATGATTACCCAATATTTGTTTTTGATTTTGATGACTGGCAAAAAATTTACCAACCCAATTCATTTGAAAAACAGTTCAGATTTAGATACGCTGGTAAAAAACCTGCGCGCCACATGTGGGGAATTGATGTTATTAAAAAAGAGTTTGCAAGATTAAAGAAATACCAAGAAGAGCAACAGTTTGAAGATTATGACGAAGAAGACGATTCTAAAAAGAAAAAGAAATACGACCCTCGTTTAGATAGAATTTTCATTGCTTCTGGTGGTTCTGATGGGATTAATTTACGTTCTTTTGAGCACTACCCTATTTGGTTTAATTCCGAAAGTGAGCAACTGACATTTGACGATTATAAGCAGCTTAAAATTTACGCGAAGGAAATTATATATCTCGGAGATTTAGACAGCACAGGAATGAAGCAAGCAGTGAATTTAGGTTTGCAATTTCTTGATATCAAACTCTTATGGCTTCCTGAAAAACTGAAGCTTTATAAAGACAAGCGAGGAAACCCTTGCAAAGATTTTAAGGATTACGTTGAAAAATTCAACTCTGAAAAAAGCATGGCTTTTATCAACGGATTCAATAAGCTTATTGCTAATGCACTACCGTTGCAGTTTTGGACAGAAACATTTAATCCAAGCAATAAAAAAACGACCTATAATTTATCAAATACCAGGTTATATCATTTTCTATCGATGCTTGGTTTTGGCAGATACGAAAGCGAGACCGCAAAAGATGGCTATATTTTTGTTCGCAAGGAAGGTTCTATCATCAGAATATTATTATCGTACCAAATTGAAAATTTTGTACATGAATTTTTAGAAGAGCGCGGCATGAATCCGGAGCTTCGTGATTACATCTATAACTCTCCACGTTTAGGTGAAAAAAGCTTGTCAAAATTACCTAATCTGAAAATTGATTTCACAGATGCAGATAGAAATACACAGTATTTATTTTTCACCAAAAAAGTTTGGAAAATCACTGGCGAAGCTATTGAAGAATACAAACAAGGTGAAGTAGAAAAATATGTTTGGGAAGATAAAATCATTGATTTTGAAGTCAAAAAACAAGACCCGTATTTCAAAGTATCGCATGACAAAGACGGCGATTTAGATATAGAAATTCTAAACAACAATGTTTGGTTCCTAAACTACTTGATTAATACATCAAGAGTTCACTGGCGTAAAGATTTAGAAGATTCCTTCGAAAATAAATCTGCAAAAGATGCCCAAGAGTATTTTGAAAAAAACAAATTCAATTTGTCTGGGCCTAATTTAGAACCGTCGGAAATACTAGAGCAAAAATTGCATTTAATCAATAAGATTTATTCAATAGGTTACTTATTGCACAACTATAAAAATTACGGCAAGCCTTGGGCGGTTTTCGCAATGGATAACAAAGTTTCTGATCTAGGCGAAAGCCATGGTGGTTCTGGTAAATCAATTTGTTATGGTCCAGGTATTCATCCAATCAGAAAAAGAAGAGTTTATCTTAAAGGGCGCGACCCAAAGCTAACTCAAAATGACTTTATCTACCACGAAGTTTCAGAAGACACCGATTATATTCTTGTAGATGATGCAACGCAGCACTTAAATTTTGATTTCTTCTTTTCTGAAATTACTGGTTCTTTAAAAGTCAATCCTAAAAATGGTTCGCCTTTCGAAATCGGTTTTGATAAATCGCCAAAGTTTGTTTTCACATCAAATTTTGCTTTGAGAAATGTTGACCCTTCAACGGCTCGTCGTTTGCTGATCACTGTTTTTTCAGATTACTATCACGGACTTAATGAAGAAGAGTACAAGCAAGTCAGAAAGGTATCTGATGACTTCGATGGGAAAAACCTTTTCACTGATTTTGATTTGGAGCAATGGAACTATTACTACAATTTTTGCGCGCAGGCATTGCAGTTTTATTTGTTCTGGGATGAAAAAATAAACCCACCGATGGACAATGTTACCAAAAGAACACTTCAAGCGGAAATGGGTGAAGCTTTCATGGGTTGGGCAGATGGTTTCTTTGGTTCTATAGCTGATGATTATCAATTAAAGTATTTGAATCGCGAGTTTTCGAAAGAAGATGCTTTTGATGATTTCGTAAAATCAACGAAAGTAACCAAGTGGACCGCCAACAAATTCAAAAAAAGTATAAAAGCTTATTGCAAATTGAATGGTTGGGTAATGAATCCTAAAGAAATGGAGAATGGTTCTGGAAGAATTGTTCGAACCTTAAACGGAAAAAGTCAAGAGGTTATTTATATCGATACTACGATTTCTGTTAGCAACGCTAAGATTGAAAAAATAATTCACGACGACGATTCGGTGCCTTCAATAAACGATATTTCTTTAGATGCAGAAATGATTGAAAAAGAACAAGATGAACATGATGATATGCCTTTTTAATTATGTATACGAAACTCGAACTTTTAGAAATATTCAGCAACCTAAAGACTGAACAGGAATTTAATAAAGCGCTAGATGCTGTGCTTTATTTGATAGAGATTAAAGTCATGGAAAGAACACCTTTTCTGTATAGACTGACTCAAGAAACGTATCGTAAAATATTAAATCTGTAACGCTATGCAAACTGAATTAATAAAAGTAAAAGCGACTTTAGTCAGAGCCTCAAAACTTGATTTGTTTAGCAACGACGAAGTTCCAAAAGTAAATAAAATACTTTTCTATAAAGATCCAACAAAATTAAAGTTTACAGGGCATTACAGAATATACGAAACCGATTCACACAGTACAAACGAGCTGTACCAAGCACTACAATTAGGATGCTTATACGTTTTGACAGCAAAGCATTCGGAAAATGATTTTTGCTTCAAGCTTATTCTAAGATTGGCAGATGAGTTCGATTTTTTTGACTCTCCAAAATGGATAAAGCGAAATGTAGTTTACTATGAAATTCAAAGCAATAGCACTGTCATCGGACCACTAATTATAGATCAGTTTACGAACGCAGACAGAATAAAAAAATTGATTTCAGAAGGTATGCTATATGTACCAGGACAACAAATTTTCGAACCGTTTAACATTAAAAAAGCTGCTTAATCATGAGAATAGAAGATATCATTAAAGAAAAAAGAGTCAGTTTCCTTCTTGGTTTAGCCATCGGAATAATACTTGGCGCTGGAGGTTGTTACACACTAATAAATTTATAGCAATGAAACTAATTACACCTGAATTAACGAGATACCAGAAACGGTATTACCTGTGGCTAGGAATCCTAATCGGGTTCGCTTCGGCAATGTTCTGCTATTTGACAATCGCCTTTTTAGAATTGAAATTTTATTAAAAATCACTTATAAATAAAACCCATGGAAACAAAACCTGAAGAAAAGAAAAACGAGCAATTAGTGGTAACGCCGGTTATCGGGAGTGCTTCAATTTCTATACCAAAGCACAAACATTTGCAACAGCTTGTAAATACACAAGTTGACATTAATCGTGCGGTATGGGCTGGCAATTTGATGAAAGTGGAGGATTTGGGCTCATGCACTTCGGAAAGTAATCGCGATCAGTACGTACAGGATTGTATAAAATCTGCTTTTGATACACTTAAAAAATTAATGATAGGATATCAATTAGATCTCGATTTATAGCATTGCCGATAACGTCGGACTGCTTTGCGTGGTCGCGGCAAAGCGGAATGAGTTTTCTCCACTAGGAGAAAACGAAATTCGTGAAGAAAGAATTTAATATTAATCAGAATCAGCGATCACGCAAAACAGCGGTTATCGCTTCGGCTTAACTTATTTTTTATGAAAGTATTTAGAGGAGATTGTTTTCAAAACTTTGAGATAAAAAAACACGTTACATCAAGATATGCTTTACACGCGTTATTTTTTACTACCGATATAGATTTGGCTAGGCTTTATGCAAAACATCGAGCAAAAGAAGACAGAGTTTTTTCTGGCGGATTTATTCATCAATTTGAAGTGCCAGATTATCTTTTGGAACATGATTTTAATGGTGAGTTATCTCACGGAAGTAAATTTAGAAATCTCATCTATTCTTTGCATCAAAAGGGAATTGGCGGTGCAATTATAAAAAATGTATATGACTATCCGTCGAAAGATTTTTGTGTGTTCAATCGAGCAGATATCATTGTCATTTTTGATTTTAATTTAATCAAGAATCAAGAATTGTTCGAAAGTAACGTGCGGTTCTGAAAGCTGAGCGATAACGTCGGACTTGCAGAAGCGAAGGCGGAACTAATAGCAGAGTATTCTCCACTTTACGGAGAGCAAAAACAAAAAATAAATATTGTATAACCAACGAGCCAGCCGTCGATTTTGCAAGCGGTTATAGGCAGTGGCAATGATAATTAAAACGGGGGACAGCGCGAACACTGAACATTAATTATTATGGAATCAGGAGTACCAAGAAGACAAAGGCTGGACTTAAATACGCCAGCAGAATTAGCTATTTTCATGGCAATTCAAGAAGTCGAAAAAGCGGGAGCAGATCCTAAACTTACCGATGTTGTTATGGCGTTAATAAGCGCTAAAGATAAACTTTCGGATTATGTCGATTCAAGCGGAGTTGAAGTAGTTGAAAGAGTTCCTACTTTGGGAGAAACTCGCGTAAGAAGTCAATTCAATCCTGGAGCTAGTGATGTAGTTTCAATAATCAAAGCAAAATCTGCCGAACTTATTGATTTGTGCGAACCACTCAAAGGTAAAGATGCGCGTTTAGCTTCATTGGCTCAAACCAGTTTTGAAGATGCTGCTATGTGGGCGGTCAAAGCTGCTACAGCGTAAAAGGTTTCTGGCGTGGCGGGATTTTTCTCGCCATTGCCGATAACGAGTGAGTGCTTTGCTCATTTGTGAAGCCAGCGAACCGAGTATTTTCCACTAAATAAAAACCTAATACGTGAAACTATGATTACAACTAAGAAAAATGAACAATTGAGCCAAGCACCGGTTATAGGAAGCCCGAAATTTATTCCAATTCTATTTTCTACGGAAATGGTAAAAGCTATTCTTTCGGGTAGTAAAACGCAAACTCGGAGAAAACTAAAAAAGCAACCTGATTTGACAAAACATAGCCATATTTCAAGAGGTGTTGTTTTGGATGGAAAGAATCGTGAAACTTTTATGTTTTGCACAGGTTCTTCCAATGTGGTTGAAAATATATTTTGTCCTTATGGTCAACCTGGCGATGTTCTTTGGGTTAGGGAAACTTGGAATAAAGCTGATAATTTTCCAACTGATGACAATATTTTTTTATACAAAGAGACTCATGTTTCAAAAAAGAGAGTGTCAGCAATAGTTTGGAAATGGAAGCCGTCTATTTTCATGCCTAAAGAAGCTTGCCGAATTTTCTTAAAAGTGAAATCAGTTCGAGTTGAACGATTGAATGATATTTCACATGAAGATTCTATTGCAGAAGGAATTGAAATAATTCATAATGCAGAACCTACAGTAAATGTTTTTCAGCGATATGATTTGAAGGAGAAACTTGGAACAACAAATCCAATTTATTCCTATCAAACACTTTGGCAAAAAATTAATGGAAAAGATTCTTGGAAAGAAAACCCGTTTGTCTGGGTGATCGATTTCGAAAGAACCGAGCGTCCTACGGGTTTCCTATAACGTTTGGTGGCTACACGATGTTGCCAAAAGTAAGCGAAAACATTTGATTAAACAACCAACAAAACAAGTACAAAAATAACATTAAATAACTCCAGAAGTGGCAATATTGTGTAACCATTGTTATCACTTCGGCTTAATTCACATAAAAAATGGAAATAAAATTTAGAGCATTTCATAAAACAACAGAAAAAATGTATGATGTTTTTTCGTTTTGCGAAAATTATGTAAAAATTAAAGGTCACAATGAAACTATTCAAAAACTACCAAGAAATGAATTTGAAGATTTAATGCAGTTATGGAATCCTTCAATTGGATTAGAGTTTTTTTCTGGGGATTTATTTTTAGCCGAATGTTCTCCAAGTGGTTCAAACATGAAAAAAGAAAGAATTTGCAAGGTTTCATTTGGAGGTAAAGGAATGAGTATATCGGTTTGGTATAAAGGAGAATGGTGGGCTTATGGTTCTATGAATTTTACAACTGCTAAAATTATCGGAAATATTTATCAAAATTCAAATTTATTAGAACAAAGTTGCTCATAAGCTGAGTGATAACGTCGGACCGCTACATCGTGGCACGGCTGACGAACCGTGATTTCTCCACTAGGAGAAACGCACAAAGAAAGAAAAACTAAATATTAACCAACCGCCAGTGCTACGATGTAGTAGCGGTTATCAAATCGGTTTATTATGCAACACTTAGATTTTATTATTTGGATGACGATATTTCCATTAGCAATTTCAATTTCAAGCTACATAGATGCTAAAAAAAACAATCTATTAGAAAGCCCTCTAAAATTTAGTAAAGACATAGAGGGATATACGGGTATGTTTCTAGTTGCCATTTGGTTTATTGTAGGATGGTGTCTTTTCTAAACTGTTTGATAACGTCGGACTGCTACATCGTGGCACGGCTGACGAACCGCGATTTCTTCACTAGGATAAACGCACAAAGAAAGAAAAACTAAATATTAACCAACCGCCAGTGCTACGATGTAGCAGCGGTTATAAGCTGTTACAATTATGAATAAATACCTGTACAAAAAAATCGAACAAGCTCATGGAGCTTATATTGAAAACCTAATTTTTATTGCAAATGAAGTTTGCCGTGGCAGAACATCTGAAGCAATGGAAGAATTTGAGAGTTTAGAATTATCTGAAATCTGCAAAGTATTAGGATGGCGTGACGAAAAAGATCTTCACGATATTATGACAACTGAATTAGAAGAAGGCGGTCTTTCTTCAATGCTTTTACGAAACGACGTTACAGGATTTATTGCTGAATGTCATATGCCGGAATGCGATAACTTTAGATTTCAAAAAGGTAAAACCCGTCCGACAAGTTGGTCTGTTCATGGTGGAATTTGTGATGTGTTTTGGATTTACGCAGATTCTATTGGTGAACTTGTTGATAAACTCGAAAAGGAAACTGAAAAACGATTTGTCGAAATGTATGAGAAGTTTCTTTCGGAGCCAGCTGCTAAGTAATAGCTTATAACTGGTGGCTACTACTGAATTAATCAGATAAACACAAATTAATAAAATGCCAAATCAACTGAAAAATATAGTCTTTACAAGAACTTCTCCAGAGATTGGAGAAGTTGAAGGCGATATTTTTTCCACTGATGAAAAACAATTTTTAGATTTGTTATCTGATATGATGTTTCAAGGCATCATCACACAAGTTAAAAACAATCATAATGAGAAATAAAAAAGTTGTTGGTTATGCCAGGATAAGTAATGATGAACAATCTCATTTTTCTATTTCCGGACAGATTGAGCAAATAGAGATGTATTGCGAGAAAAACGGTTTTGATCTTGTCAAAACATTTGTAGATGAAGGCCAGTCCGCAAAAGATTTTAATCGAAAAAGTTGGAAGGAGCTTGAGCGCTTTCTGACTTTAAATTATAAAGAAATTGATTACTTAGTGGTTTTTAAGTACGATCGATTCAGTCGAAACGTAATGGAATCATTAAACGTTATCCATCAGCTTGAGGAAAACTACAAAATAAAATTGGTTTCGATTTCTGAGCCAATCGGCTTGCCTCCGGAAAGCCCATTTTATTTTCAACTCAGAACCACCATGCTTTTGAATGCACATTCCGAAAGATTAGTAATTCGCGACCGTACCATTTTTGGACAGCGAAAAGCAAGGAATGGAGGTCGTTATTTAGGCATTGCACCTTACGGTTATAAAAATGAAAGGGATAATGAAAAGAAACCGATCATTACTATCGACGAAGTAAAAGCCAATATCGTTAGGAAGATATTCGACATGTATCTGGAGAATTATTCCATTGCCGAAATTGAGCGAAAAAGCAAAGAAATCGGCTTTACAAAAACAGGAAAGGATAGAATTCAGACTTTACTAAAAAACACAATCTATGTAGGCCTCATAAGAGTGAAAGCGCATTTAGATGAGCCTGAAAAGTATGTACCAGGTATTCACGTGCCAATAATTGATAAAGATACTTTCTATCGTGTACAGGCAAAGATATCAAAGCCTACTACCCCTATTCGTCGCTACAATGACGAAGCTTATTTGAAATCAGCTATTGTCTGTCCAGAATGCTATTTACCATATACAATTTGCCGTTCCAAAGGAAGAAGTAAGCATTACTGGTATTACGAGTGCCGGAACCATAGAAAGTCGCTTAACGCAGACAAAGCGCACGATATATTTGATAACATTTTAAAAGAATTGGATTTTTCCGACCAACAGATCAGTTATCTTGAGCAATCAGTAAAACTGAAGTTGCAGAAGCATTTAGAAGAAAATCAAATTAGAATACCATCACTTTTAAAAGAGAAGCAGGCGTTGGTTCAGAAAAAAGAAAAGCTCGAAGAGAAATACCTTTCAGGTAAATTTTCAGATAGTTCTTTTTTAAATTGGAATCAAAAACTAGCCGAGGAAATAAATATTTTGAATACACAGATCAGAACCTGTCAATCTAAAGAAAGTGATTATTGGAATACTTATTTCGCAAGGTTATCAAACCTAAAAAACATTAGTGATGTTTTCCATTCAGCCGATGCGCAGCTTAAGCAAAATTTTATAGAAAAAGGGTTCGGTAAACAATTATCATATGACGGAAACATTTACCGAACCGCTTTTTTAAGTCCATTATTCGTATCTAAAGCCTTGATTTTAAAGAATAAAGGTTTGCTCGAATACAATAAAAAACGGGGGATTTTTACAAATCCCCCGTTAAGGGTGCTTAACGAGGCACCTACCGAACCAATTATTTCAATTTTAGATTGGCTTGACGCTGCTTCAGCATAGCGATTTCAAATCGCTGAGAATCGCATATATAAAAACTTAATTACGTTCTGGGCAGATATCCTATTCTCATAGCATATCTGCCCTTTTTTTTGACTCCTATCCAAAGCACATCCGACCGCAACATACAGAATTCCGCTTTAGAAACTTACGTTTAAAAAGGCGCGGTTTTTCTTACGACATTTTCCCCCACACCCCCTAAAACCAAAAAAGGCACTTTAAAAATGTAATTTTGTAATATATGGTGAAATGCTTTGCTATCACTAAGATATTTAATTACATTTTTACTTTTATATTGTATAGATAATTACAAAAAAAATGTAATAATAAAAGAGCGTACAAAATTCAACTTTTCAGGAAGCTTCAAATTACAAATCGACTGTAATTAAAAAATGTCTTATTTTTCAATACTTCGCAGTATGTTTTTAGGGTCAATTACAGAATTACATTTTTAAAGTGACTTTTTCGTAAATATTTAATATTTAAAGTTTACTTATAAAGTAAACTTTTTGACTTAAAAATTCACTTTTTAGACAAACTTTCCTATCTTCGCTAAAACATTTCAAAATGCCTCAACTGTCTAATAGAGTTAATGATAAGGTTCACATTTGTGGCGTTGAAGTAAGTTTCAATGGTAAAGCCAATCCTTCTACATTGGCAGACTATCAGCGATTCTATAATAGCATTTTTGAAGATGCCGATTTTCAGAAGGTTTATATAGGATTATCGAGCATATCATTTGTAGAAGAATCCGTAAATGCTGCGGCTGGAATCTACTATAAGCAAAAGGTGACTTTTAGATTTCCGACTACAGATGCTGAACGTGCAGAGAGATTGGTGCTTTTTACAAAAATCAAATTTTTGAAATTAAAATTCACCAATGGCTTAGACCTGGTAATCGGTAGAAATGATTTTGAGCAAAACGCAAAACCTAAAATTGAGATAAAAACCAATGAGCATCTTGCAGAAGTTGAAGTATCATCTTCAAGCATTTTCCCATCAGGATTTACCCCAAAATTAGATATAACTGGTTCGCCTATGATAACTTCATCCAATGAGCATTTAATTCTGGTTCGTCAGTTAGGAACTAATGATCCTGAAATACGAATCATAAACAATCCATCCGGCAAATCATATACTACTTCCAGAGTTATTGGTGGTAGTTATATGATATCTCCTGATTCGAACTTTGAAGTTAGCGATAAAACATGGCCTACTCGTGAAAACGAGCGCGTTCCTCTAAATTATATTGGTACTCACGATGCTTTGTTAGCCGACAGCACATTCGCTTATTGGATTACTCCAGGTTACATTGCTTTACGCACAGGCTCGGGTGGTTTTGACGCTGTAGACAATGTGCTTACCAATTGGCAACTCCTTAGATTTTTTCTATAATGTTTAATTTAATAATCATACAATCATGGCAATAACCATAAAAAAAGAAACGGCTACCCAATTTTTAGTTGCAGCTGACAACGTTGGAGAAGTTCGCGGCATTGAAAAAATTTGGAGTGTTGGCGATAAAATTTATTTTTTGCAACCCGATGGCGAAATCTTCGATGAAAATTATAAAAAGATTTCAGTTTATGATCTAGATGCAGAGGAACCTTCTGAGATAAACTCTTTGGCTGAGTTCCTATCGCTTTTAAAAACCATTGGTATTGCAAATTTTAAGACGGCTGAAGCGTCAGCCACAAACTCAGGGTCAATTTCAACTGCTAAAATCATAAAACGCTGCCCAGATAATGCTTTTAGAAATGCGCATGGAAGCATAACAATTGGAACAACTCAATACTACGGTACAAGAACAAGTCCACCCGAGTTAATCAGATTTCCAAATCCAAATGATTTAACTGATTATCAAAAAATAACATTGCCGTCATCAGATTACGGTTCTGTTGAATATTTAGTTTACAACGAAGTTACCGGTAAAATCTATGCTTGTTTAAGTACTAATAAATTATTAGTAATAAATGATATTGATGATATTTCAGACTATGATATTGTAGATTTAACGATAAGCGGCGGAGTAATAAATGCTGGTTCTGTAATACTTGTTGACGACAACTACATATATATAGGCACTAACGGCACACCAAACTCAGCTTTCATAAAGCTAGATATTACTGATTATAGTGAAGTTGCAAACGTTCAATGGATTGGAAGACCCGCTATACATTCTGGAGTATGGAACGCAGATAAAAGCGTTTTAATATTTTGTCAAAATGGGACAGTATGTTACCGAGCAAAAATAAACCCGACTGATTTAAGTTACACAGAAAAATATGTAGGAGATTCTATTACAGATGATATTGCCTACGTTTCAAATATTTTTGCGTATGATTTTTTTGACATGGTAATATATCCAGCAGAAAATAGGGTATTAGGGACTAAAGGCTGTTATGTTGAAAATCCAGATACCGAACAAATTTATCAATTAGATTGTTTGCCGTCTTACGGTATATTTATCGATGATGAAAACTTCTTGATTTACTTTGCTACCATAGAGGGAAGTATTGAAGTTTTTACGTTTCAAAGCATAGTAGATTCTGTAAAAGGATATGCCGACCCGAAAACGGCATCGACAGTATATGTTAATACTGATAAAAATAAATTTAACGAGATTACAAAAATCGACGGTAAAGTTTTCGCTACAATTTGGGAGAACGCCACTTCTTTTGGAGGTGACGGTAAAGGCGCGTTGGTTGAGCTTGATTTAATTAAAATTAAGAATGGTGCTGCTTCAAAAAGCGAACAAGTTTATAGAACAGACAAATATTTAAAAGTTCAATATGCTGATTCTGTAACCGCTACTTCATTTATCGATATTCAATTTGCCAATGGTGATTGGGACAAATTGATATTAAAAAATTACGGAATAAACATTACTCCCAATAATTCAGCTTCGGCAAATGCTATTGACAAATGGTATCCTAGCAATAAAAACGATCAATCTTTTCGACTTAATTTCAATGCTCCGGTAACGGCAACTTTAGATTTAACAATTACAATTAATCCTTAAATCATGACGAGCACCGCCGATCTATACATGAATGTTTGCTTATTTGCCGCAGGATTTATGGCGGTGGTCGCGATCGTGATAGGTTTGAATTTGGAATTTGATTTTATAAAAATGTTTAGAAGAATAAAGTCTTTAATCAAAAGATAAATGCAGAATATTCTAGTAGAAATACGTCCTCAACTTATTCCTTTTCTTTTTAAAGAATTTGAAGGGAGTGAGGCGGGCTATATGAATAAAAAAGTCAAATCGATTCGTTTTTTACCCAGTTCTTCAATTACAAAATATCTGTATAGTCAAATTGATTATCAGAAAAAGCGTGGTAAGCAAGATGAATTCTTCTTTTTTTTAACGATAGAAGAAAAACAACCACGCGTTTATTCAGGAATTGTTTTTGTTGATGCTAAAGGAATAAAAGAACCATTAAAGTTGGACGAAAATAAGGTGAAAAATTTCAATAATTTACTTGAGGATATCTTTCGGATTTCCTTTGTAAACTTTATAGACGGTTTTTTGCTAGGCATTCCAGATGTGACCAAAGCGACCAACACTTTTATTGATAAATATGATTTACTAGAAGTGGGCTTAACTACAGAAAGTCTGCGACTTGTTTATTATCGAGAAAAACAAACCAATCTTCTTTCTAGGTTGCAAAATCAGAGTTCTAATCGCGTTGCCAACTATGGTTAAAACCATGATACACTAAAAATTAGCATTGCTTTTTAGATTTGAAGTCTATTAGTAATTCTAAAAAATTTTATTGTATGAAAGCAATTAGAAACTGGCTTTTGCCTATCCTTTTAACACTCGGTGGAATTCTTGATTTTAGTTTTGACCTGATTACGCAATTTGCAGATGTACTGCATATTCCGAGTAGCATTGTCGACTGGATTAGAATTTTTATAGTAATCATCAGTGCTGTCATTTTGAAGTTGCAAGCGCCTAGCAATGATCCTGTTAAATTACAGGAGTTAGTGGCTCGTGCAAAAAAAATTAAAAAGCCTGAATAATAGTAAATTTTAGAGCGCAGTTACGGCTGCGCTTTTTCAGTTATTAATTAGTAAACGCTTTTTATGGACCTAAATCAACTGAAAGAAATTGCAGATTTCTCTCCGCACAAAATCATTAAGTTATTGTTGTTTTTAAGTCTTTTTTTCAATTATACATTGATGAAGGACAAAGACATTATGCATGTAGAACATCAATCAGAAATTCGTGCTTTAAATAAAATACACGCCGTTGAGATAAAATTTAAAGACGATAAAATTAACCAGGTGCAAGACGAGAAAATCAATTACATGAAAGAAACAATTTCTGGTCAGATTTATCTAGAAAGAGTGGTGGATAGTATCAAAAAATCAAGAAAATGAAAAAGATTTTACTAATCGCAATACTTTTTCCCACTCTTGGCGTAACCTCAAGAGAAGAAAAAAAACCTTTACCGATTCCTTTGTCGAATGATCGTCCAACACCGGAACAGATAGAACAATTATTGAAAAACGAGATTAATGTTCGTAATTCAAAATTGATTTTGAGCATTGAAGAAATCAAAAATGAATAATTATGAATAATTACAACTACCTCAATTTAGAGCAAGGACCAAAAGTTATTGATGAAGCCATGAAGCTTTTAGGCACTAAAGAAATTGCTGGCCCAGCTCATTCAAAAGCTATTATGTCTTGGGCGGAAACGCTCGGTATAAAAGATTATAAAAACGATGAAATCCCGTGGTGTGGGTTGTTAGTAGCCATCGTAGTTCATCGTGCCGGATTTGATGTAGTTAAAGACCCACTTTGGGCTGCAAATTGGGGCAAATTTGGAACTAAACAAAAAGTAGCCATGAAAGGTGATATACTCACTTTTAAAAGACCAGGTGGAAATCACGTTGGTTTTTATGTTGGCGAAGATGCAACACACTATCATCTATTGGGCGGAAATCAAGCGAACATGGTCAATATCATTAGAATCGATAAATCGAGATTAAAGAATATTCGTCGTTGCCCTTGGAGAATGTCGCAACCTGCAACTGTTCGACAAGTATTATTGAGTGAAACAGGATTAATTTCACAAAACGAAGCTTAAAAAAATCATGAGAAGATTCTACAGATTACTCCCCTGGATTCTATTCATCATTGTTTGTCTATTTTATTACAATTCTTGCCAAAATAAAAAAGGCGCAGCCGAGAATATAGTTCCTATTGTTGTTTCCGAGCAAACGGGAAAGTTTGATGCAGTCAAGCCAGATCAAAAAATAGTTAGACAAAAACCGGCAGGACAAAATTTGTCCAAAACTTTAGCGTCTGAGGATTTATCATTGTCCGATGAGCAAATCGCAAAGGATCTTCTTATCGATAAACTATTGTGTCAAAACGATTCCTTATCAAAAGCATTTTCCGAGATTGAAAATGATTCTGCAAAAACAGCGAAGTACAACCAAGCAAATGCCATCCGTGAGTATAAACACACTTTCGAAGACACAGCGGTAAAAATCAATATTGGTGGTTTGGTGCGTGGCGAAATTCAATCCATGTCATGCGATTGGAAAGTAAAGGAACGAACAGTTCCGGCGCAAATCAAAACGTGGCGGATTCTCGGTGGTGTTGAACTAGGTTCTACGCAAGCCTTAGATAGATTTGGCGCAAAGGCGAATTTCCGTTATCAATCGGCAAAAGATAATCTTTACAGTATAGGTTTTGACAATACCAAAATGATTTGGGTTGGTTACGATATGCCGATTTTTAAGCGTACACGTGTCAAAACCCTACAAAAACCATGATACACACAAGGATTAGCGATAATCGCAAATTTGTTAAAAATAGGAAAGCATGAAAATCAATCCGCTTATAAATGATATTTCTCGTGGTGTTTGGGCCATGAGTTTTGAGGGCTTACAAGTTTGGGGCCCATTGGCGCACAAACTACTCAACGGAGAAAAGATTGATATGGGTTTGCCACAAGAGGCAGAACCGAAAGCACTGATCAGTTATCGCAATGATTCTGGTAAAAAGATTGAGATGAATTCCGAAGGACAAGTTCCTCCAGGAACGGTTGCTGTGGTAGATATGATTGGTGCTATTATAAAGTACGGCGATTGGTGTACTTATGGCGCCGATGAAATCGTGTTGGCTTTGCAAGCTGCAGACGACAATCCGAATGTAGTTGCAACGATTTTAAATATAGATGGCCCAGGTGGTTCCGTTTCTGCCATCGCTCCATTTAAAGCTTTCGGTTTGACAAAGAAAAAACCAGTAGTTGGTTTATATGATCAGTGTTGCTCCGCACATTTATATAGTATGCTTGTTTGTTGTGATCATGTGATGGCATCTAACGACATTTCGGCGGTGATTGGTTCTGTGGGTGTTGTGTTGTCCTGGAGCGACAACAAAAAATATCTTGAAACATTAGGTTACGTATTTCACGAAGTATATCCAGAAGAAAGTGCCAACAAAAACGAAGCGTTTCGTTTGGCAATGGAAGGAAAGTATGAGATGATAAAATGTGAAATGCTTTCGCCGATGGCAATCAATTTTCAGCAAGCGGTGATGAAAGCGCGTCCGAATTTAGATTTACGGGAACCTGGAGTAATTACCGGAAAAACATTCAATACCGAGAAAGCACTTGGTATTGGATATGCTGACAGTATGGGCAGTATGCAAGACGCCATTTTCTTGGCTTTGACAATGAGTGAGATGAATTCGCTATATAAAATTAATTAACAACTAAATCAAATTACCTATGAAATTTAATTTTCAAGCTATGCCGAAGACAGTTGCATTTTTAAAAGTCCTTTTTGGATGGGACGAAATGCCTGTTGATGCTGTAAAAAAAGAGGTGGTTTTTACAGCGGAGCAAGACGCAACGCTAAAAGCCAAATTTGGTGACGATTATGTTACCAAAATGAAAGCTGCTCTCAATAAAGAGGTGGCAGAGATGCACGATAACAGTTTAGAATTGAAAGCCGTTCAAGACGAACTCGATGCTATGGTTAAACAGTCAGGTTTGACTGCAGAAGAATTAGAAAAGATTGCTAAAGATGAAAAAGGCGACAAGTCTATGGTTGCTACGATCAAGGCAATTACTGAGAAACAAAAAGAGCATAATGCTTTATTTAAAAGATTGGTTGCAGAAAACATCGGTGACCAACCAGAAGCAGTAATCGAAATTGGAAAAAACATGAAAGTAAAGCATTCTGACACGCACCTTTTTGCCTCTGGTAAAGATTATGATGCTACAGATCGTCCTTGGAACAGAAAAGCGGTTGCTTTAGCTTCCGGAAATGTTCAAGTTGGCGCGACAGATTTTACCGATCAGCCTACCATTCAAAAGTTGAATGATGACATGAAGCTCTATTATAGAGAAAATCCTACTGAATTAAAGTCGCTTACACGCGATAAGTTTGGTTTACCAGAATTCTGGCCAACGAGAACTAAAGTAGATGATTTGGTTGCTGACGGAAGCATCGCTACGGCAGAAGTTTCTCAAACCAGAAAATTGAATTGGTTACCTAAAAACAAGCAAACGATTCAAGCGGAAGAAGGAAAAATTTTCCCAATTCAGATTGATGCTGAGTTCATCGGATTCAGACTTCAAAAAATGGAAGCATCTTGGTTGAATATGATGAACAAAGAAGGTTCACAACCTTACAAAGAAAGCTTTGTAAAATTCCTAGTTTCTGAGATTGACAAAAAAGCGCGTATCGAGGATAGAGTTGCTACAATCAAAGGAATCTATGTTGAAACTCCAGAAACGGCAACCGAAGCAGGAAGAGCTATCAACAGACAAAACGGATTGTTGTACTTGTTACAGCAAGCACGTGATGTGAAGAAAAAATACCGTGCTTTCGATAATGGTTTACCTACGACTACAAATATTGTAGATTATATCGATCAGCAAATCAAAGCGCTTCCTCTTGAAGTTAGAGAAGCTCCGAATTTGGTTTTATATCTTTCTACAGAATGGTTGCAAGCTTACAAACGTAGAAGCGAAACGCTTTTTGGAACCAATACGGACTATACCGGTTATCCTGTAAATCCGAAAGATTATCCAAACATTCGTTTTGAAAGATTGGTTGACATGGCAGGTTCTGACTTTATGTTCATCACTTTTGATGATAACATCGAGATCTTAGAAAACGTTCCTGCAGAAAAATCAATGTACAAATTTGAGTACCTATTGAGAAAAATGTACATCTGGGCTGACTATAAAATGGGAGTTCGATTAATTCATATTGGTAACACAGTTGAAGCTGGAGATCCGGATGAATTTAAAGTTCAAACAGTTTGGTCGAATACTGCTCCGATTTTCCCAGCAGATACTTATGTGCCTTTCCACGAAACATCTACTGGTACAGCATTGAAATTGTCATACAATAATGTTTATGTTACTAAAAACAGAACATCTAATGTAGTTTCAATTTCTAACTATGCGGACTATGCTGGACAAGTAATCAAAATCAAAGGTGATACCGGATTAGCGACTGCCGTTTTGGTAAAACATGATAATGCAAAAATTAAATTGGCAAGCAATGCCGACTTCGATTTGCAATCAGGCGGAACTTTGAAGTTATTCGTTCCGCAATCGGGAGTTCCTTTTGAGTTGTCAAGAACAACTTTACCAGAAGTAAATACAGTTGTAGCTGTAAACTTTACAGGTGGTATTGTTGATGCCAATTTAGGTTCAGAATTTAAAGGAATTCATACCGCTACTACAGCCATTTCTTCGGTAATCAATGGAGTGCCAGGAAAAACAATCAGAATTTACGGTACAGACGCTGCAAGCCAAAACTTAACGTTGTCTACTACAGGTAATATCAAAATGAACTCTTCCGCAACATTAGACACTTCAGCAGATTATGTTGAATTGACATTGGTTGATGGAACTTGGACTGAAACGAAACGTGTAATCGCTTAATTGTTTTAAGCGTAATTTATATACAAAATGACATATATTAAATCAAATTTAGCAGCACCAACAGGCATTTCTGCTGGTGCTGGTTCTGGTAAAGATCAGGTAACGATTGTTTTGGCAGATGATGTATCTGTATTTCCTCCTAGAGATGGCGGCGGTGTGAAAATGCTAGGAAACTTTGCGATGAAGCCTGGTGCGAGAATGGTTACTTTATACACGACTAAGTCAAAAGGAGAAGCTCCTGTGACTACTGATGGTGATGAAGATTCTATTTCAATCAAGCAAATGTTCAACACACAACATCCGGGCAACCGTTTGGAAGTAAAAGAGTTTGTTCAGAACTGGTTGGGTAAAAACGTGTATATCTTGCACAAAGCTTGTCAAGATGATTTCTTTGAAGTAATGGGAACGCCATGTGCGCCATTGCAATTGAAACCAGAGAAAACAGACACGAACGATGCAAGATTCTGGTCGTTGAAATTTGAAGCATTTGCAAAATCTGCTTATGTTCCTGGTCACTACGAAGGTGAGTTAGTTCTTGCTGCTCCATACGCTGTATCAGCTGCTACGGATGTTCCGATGTTGAAAGCCAATGGTACGCAGTTTAAATTGCCTGCTACGACTTCAGCAACCGCTATTGGTGTTGATGGTATTGACTTTGACCATGGTACATATGTAACTTTAATTGGTTCTGGTGGTACTACAGCTGCTACGGCATCGCAAGGTGTTGCAGGAGATGCGACTTTAGTTTTAAAATCAGGTACTGCTTGGACCGCGCTGGAAGGTGCTGTACTTCAGTTACAAGTTTTTAAAGCTGGAGCGACCACTTATTTGTTTGAATTATCGAGAGGGTAATTTTTTATAATTATTTTTAGATTGGGGGAAAAGCCACTGTGTAATGCAGTGGCTTTTTTTATGTGTGTCGGTCATGATACACATAAAAAAAAAGGTAATTACCAATTTTGACTATCGTAATTACTAAAAAAGAAAAGAACTAAAAAATAAAAGATATGTCACACGATAAAAAAGTCATTGTACTCGCGTTTTTGCAAAACTTACCAGAAAGCAAACACGAACAGTTTAACGCCGCATACGAATTGTATAAGCAGTCCGAAGGTAAAAATTTAGGCACAGAACGCAGTTTGAATAGAATTGGTTTTACCGAAACCGGTTTGCAAAACATGTTATATGATTTGCAGCAGATGTACCACATTACTGATTTGGAGATTGCAGATAAACCCGCAGTGATGTCTGTTGTAGAAGATGATCAAGAAGTTGACTATGATGCAATGACCAAAGGTGAGTTAGTTGTTCTTGCAAAAGGACTAGGGTTAGAATTAAAACCTAGTTTGGGAAAACCAAAAATGATTGAAGCTATCACAACGCTTTTGAATACTAAAGTTGAAGAAACTCCTGCAGCAACAGTTTCTACTGATGCAGAAATTTCAGAAACTCTTGCTGGAAAAGTCATTGACTTTACAGAAGCACAAGATGCCACTGCCGAAAAATTTGTAGGAGAATCAGAGATCACGCCAATTCGTGAAGAGTTTGGTTTTTTGAATAATGATGATTGCCCAGAAGTGTTTTATATTGTTGTAGGAAGAAAGATTTCTACTTACAGAAAATGGCAAGCATCTCAGCAAGAATTAGCTGCCATCCAAGGTGGTGATAAAACAGCGACTGAGGACGAAGTAAAAGAGCTCGCGATTGTCGCAGAAGCAAACTATAGAGAAAACCAAGCGTTGTATAATGAATTGAATCATTATGCTGCTACTGGCGAAATTTTAGGCAAACATTCTTTGTTTCGTGAAATTGTTGCTAAAAAAGAGGTAGATACTATGACAACGGCAGATCTTGCTAAGTATCGTAATTCATCAGCAAAATATTTTTCAGACAAGAAAAAGTTATTGATTACCCATGCCAATAATGCGGGAAAACTTGCTGAGATTAATCAGCAAATAGAAGAGAGAAAGTATAAACTTTCGCTTGTTGACGCAAAATTGGGTATAAATGACGCAGCAAAATAAATTTTTCAGTCCGTTTAGCAAGAAAGAAGAAATAAAGGAAGAGAAGCCGTCCTCGTTGTTTGTGTCAAAATATGTGAATGGTCATTATCAGAAGATATCGTCTTTAGAAAATGATTTGATGCGTGTTCCAACACCAGAGGAGTTTTTCTTCCTTCAATCTGATACAGCATTTAATGCTTTTACGTTCATCCCGTTTATTGCCAAAGCACATCCAATAAAAGAACTGCACGCATCCACATACAGCATCAGCCGCAAAGTAATTGAGGCGTTGGTAGAAATGCACGACAAAGGAATGATTGAGCAGGTGACACTGTTAATTTCCGATAGCATGATCAAGCGCAATCCGGTTACGATTGACAACTTGATGAGTGTGTGTGCTTCGCGGCCGAATTTTAAAGCATTGTTTGCTTGGTCTCACGCAAAAGTTTGTTTGCTGAGAACACATGATTTTTATTTTGTGATTGAAGGTTCTGGGAACTGGTCAGAAAATGCGCACTACGAGCAGTATGTTTTTGGTAATAGCAAAGGACTGTATGATTTTAGAATGGAATTGTTTACGAATAGTAATTTAAAGAAGTACTGAGATGAAAAATGTTTTGTTGCTCTTATGGGCTCTTTTTTTAGTTATCGAATTATTGCTGATTTTTCTTATTGGAGCATTAGCTCTGCCTCTTTGTTTAATATTAACAAACACTTTTATTGAGGAGAAAATGGTTTGGTGGTTTGCTAGTTATCAGGAACGTTGGAATAAATGGAAAAATACAAAACCATCATTTACCCATGGTTTTAAAATCGTTATCGGATTTCTATTTATAATTTTATCTGTTCTTTTTGGATCGTCTTTAAACTATGAAACCCCAAATTTAGAATTTAAAGTTTTCGTTTGCTTTTTGGCTTTTCTGCAGGGAATTTTTATCCTAATACAATTCAATGATAAGTCTGCCACTTAAATTTTCCGAAGAAGAATTTACCAAAATCATGGATTTGGCGGCTTGCAATTTTGCTCCAGAGCGAATTGCGGTGCAACTTGGTGTGGATAAGAAAGATTTTCTCAGGCTATTCTTCGATAAAACATCAGAAGTTCGTGAAGCTTATGATGCCGGAAAAGACAAAGCTACTTTTAATGTGATTAATGCGCAGCGAGAACTCGCTGAAAAAGGAAATATTACTGCAGCACAAATTTTCCTCAAGGAAAGCAAAGAACTTGAAGTAATCAATATTAGAAATCAATGCCTATTTGGAGATGACGATCAACGATATTAGCCTACAGGATATTTACGACTTTATGGAGCGCGGGAACCCCGAGAACGCTCCGGAGCATATCGTTGCTTACTTAAATTTATTGGATGCCGCTCGCGGGATGATGTTGCGTATTGATAAGTTTAGCAATGATGAAATGATTATCAAGCATTTTATTTTGGTTGTCGGACTTTCTCGCTATAAAGCAAGGCAGATTATAGACGAAGCGAGAGAGTATTTTTACTGTGATTCAAAAGTAAGTAAAGCAGCGTGGCGTAACATTTATGGCGAAAAAGCGGAAAAAGCTTTGAATTTCGCTATGCTAACCATGAAAGATGCCAAAGACGCCATTGCAGTCATTAAAGCAATCAAAGAACTCATCGATATTCGAGGGGTAAATGAGCCCGACAAAGACGAGCTTCCTGATGAGTTATTTCAGAAACAAATTGTTGTTTATACTACCGATACGCGTCAGTTGGGCTTGCCGTATATGGATAGAAATAGAATTAAGGAACTTATCGATAAAAAAATACCAGGACTGAACGAAAAAGAGCGCGAAATGATTTATCGTGAAGCAGATATTTTACCATTTAAAGCATTTCTAGATGAGTCGGAAAACGCACGTAAAGTTTGATGATAATGATATAGACTATCGTTTTGCTTCTAAAGTCAAAATGCTAGTCGATTTGATTGCGCCCAAGGATCTCTATTTGGTTGCAGGTCGTGCCACTGCGAAAACTTCTGATATCATAGCAGAGCGTTCTCGCCATATTATGTGGGATATGCCTCGCAGTTATCAGATGTTTGTTTCTGACACCTATATCAATGCGCTAACGAATGTCGTTCCGGCATTGATTGAAGGTTGGCAGCGAAAAGGTTGGCGTGAGGGAATTCATTTTGTGACCGATAAGCGGCCGCCGTCGCATTTTGCTTTGCCTTATAAACCGCCGTTGCATTATAAACACACGATTTCTATTTATAACGGTTGCTTTATGAATTTGGGAAGTCTAGATCAGCCATCGGGATTGGCGGGTTCTTCTTATCAGCATCGTTACGGCGATGAAGCTCGTTTGCTGAAGAAAAAGAAACTAGACCGTTCTACTCCAGCACTTCGTGGAGAATATGCTGCATTTGGACATTCGGTGTATTATATGGGCAATACCTTTACGACCGATATGCCAAATATTTTACTCAGCGATGACGATTGGATCTTGAGTATGGAAAAGGAAATGGACCAGGAGCAAATTGAACTGGCTTTGCATGCTGCATTAAAATTGAATGAAGTCAAGCAAGAGTTTTTGAATGCCAAGCAATCTGGCGATTTTTCCCAACGGGCAAGATTAGAACGATCGATGAAAGAGTGGACGTATATCTGGACAAAAATCAGAAAAGACTCGACTTTCTTTTATGCCGTTTCTTCGTTGGTCAATTTGGATATTTTGACCGATGGATATTTCAAAGCGAATTTGAAAGCTTTGGGGCCAGAAGAATTTAAGTCGGCGATTTTGTCGTTTCGCATTGCCGTAAACCAGGGCGAGAAATTTTATAGCAATTTGGGCGACCATCATTTTTATGATGACGGTTCATTTAAGGAATACTACGACCAATTTAGTATCATGGATAGCGTTGATGATACCAGTTTGGCGCTTCGGTATATAGATCACAATTCACGGTTAGAAGCAGGAATTGATTTTGGAGATATGTGCAGCATGATTAGCGGTCAACGTCGTGGTAACATTCTGTATGGACTGAAAGAATTTTATACTTTGGCTCCGGAAAATGAAGTGCAGTTGGGTGCAAAGTTTCGTGATTTTTATAAGCATCACAAAACAAAATATTTAGAATTGTATTATGATAGAAGCGGAAATGCCAATTCTAAAACAAAACGCGATTGGGCATCGGCAATCAAAAAGGCAATTGAGTTTTTGCCTGATGGCACTTCATCTGGATGGATTGTAGAGCTGAAGTCAGTCGGACAAGGAACTATATACCAAGAGGAAGAATTTAACTTTGCAAAAGCTATGATGGCGGGTAATGTTCCTGGACTGCCAGTGTTGAAACTTGACCGTTATAAATGCAAAAATCTAAAATCTTCTTTAGAGCTCACAAAGATTTTAGTAAAAACAGACAAGCATGGTTCTCGTACCATTCACAAAAATAAATCTAGTGAATCTTTACCTTTGCCTTCACGTCCGATGTTCTCGACAAATTTCTCTGATGCTTTTAAATACTGGATTTACCGTCCTGAATTTGTCAGTTTGGTAAATACGGAAAGTCAATATAGAGGAATGGATCCTACGGTGCATTAAAAAATTTGTATATTTGGAGTATGGATAAAACGTGTTCACATAAAGTGTTTATTGAAATCAAAGGCGGAATGCAATGTATTACTTGTGGTTTTGTAAAGAAGATTTTATATCAAACTACTCATGTAGATTCCTATGGAATTACAATACAGTTTACTTCAAACGAACAAAAAACGGCTAATTAGCCGTTTTTTCGCTTTTATAGTATAAAATGCACTTTGTGTTGTGTTTCCAAAATTCGTAGTTCACGGCTAAGGAAAAGTAGCTTGGTTCGTTTCCTAGAGCATCTTTGCAGTGCACTTCTGCTCTAATTTCGTGAAAGCATAGGTTTATGGCTGTCATTTTACAGCAAATCGGGTCGATATCATGAGCAACGTAGTAATTTCCTTTTACTTTATGGTTGGCGGCTAGAATCATTCGACCACTGCCAGAACAGGGTTCGCTAATATTCTTTCCCCAATCATCGCCGATTATCATTTGCGCCATCATATCGCAAAGACAAGCTGGCGTAAAAAATTGCCCTAGTGCGGATTTTTTGTACTTTCCGGAAAGGATTTCATAATAAGTGCCTAAAGGATCAATCCATTGATTGTTATCTTGAGCGCTTTGATAAATCATCATTAGTTCTGCGAGCATTTTCGCAAACAGATTTAACTCGTCTTTGGTGTATTTCGCTATTGTTTCGAAATACCGATTTTCTTCGGTTTCGTGGGCCATACAGCACACGACAACCGTTAGAAAATCATCGAAGACGCGCGCCATATCGTGGCGGTACTCGAAATGAGTAAAAAAGGAGTTGAACTGCTTCAACTCCTTTGGGATGTCTATACTATTTTTCACGTGGCTCAACTTGTGCGTTAGAAAATAAGTAGCACAAAGGGAAAAATTTGTCTTCGTCTTCTTCGGTTGGCTTTTGTTCTGGTTGTGCTTTTTGATGGTCTTTGGGTTTTCCCCAAACTAAGAATGATTTTGAACCTTTTTTCACTTTAAAACCTTTGGCGCTCCATTGGTGTAGGGTGTGAAATTCTTTATTTTCTGCATCGGTGTACATTTCGATAAGAAATTCATTTACAGTTTTTTCTTCTGTGCCCATTGAGATAGCTAATTTTGCTACTTTGGAAAGCGCTTTTAGTTCATCTCTGCGCTCTCTGTGTCGGATTTGGTTTTCTGTTGGTTGTGTGGTTGTTTCTGTTGTTGTCATGGCTTGTATTTATTAATGATTAATTGATTTTCTTTTACTGTAATTGTAACTTTTTCGCCAATTTCAAAACCTGCTTTTTGCATCCAGTCGCCTGAAATAGTAAGTTTTGGTTTTACGATTGGGTTTTTAAATTTGAATCTTTTGAATTGAGAGGAAATTGTAATTGTTCGGACTTTAAAAAACGTATTCATCGAAGTCAGATTTAGAGTTGTTTTCTGTGATGAATAGTTCTGCGATTGCTTGTGCTTTGTTCCAGGCGTTGGAGGCTTGATTTTTAAAATAATTGTAGTCGTTCCAATTGAAAAGAAAAGAGAATCCTTTTTCAGTTAAGATAGTTTGTACTTGGTCGGAAAGTTTAAAAGATGTATTTTTGGCGTGTAAATTTGTTCGTTTCATGGCGTGTATAATTTATAAGTGATTAAAAAAAGCCCTACCCTCGACAGTAGGGCTTTTCTTTTGGTTTTAGATTTCGAAAGTCAAGACTTCGTTTTCTGCTTCATTCAATAAAATTGAAAGTTCATTTTGTGCTGCTTCAATTAGCTTTTTAATCACATTAGAATTTTGAACTTCAAATTTGAATCCTTGTTGATTGTGAAAAGTAATCATTGCGTTGGTTTTGTCGTTCCCTGCTTCAAAGGTTTTCAAGTCGTTGCTTTTTTCTTTGAGCGTTGCGAAACGTTTTGATAATGCTTCAAAATGTTTCATTCTCTCAATTCTTCCCTCTGCGGTTTTGATTGGTTCGGGTTTGAATTTTTCAATCATTGCAGAAGTTTCTGCTTTCAAATCTTTTTCGGTAGGTTTTACCTCGTTTGGTGTTTGCATCGGAATTACTTTTTTGTCCTCTGCTTTTGCTTTTGGCTCTGCGATTTTTGTGTTCATGGTGTATATAATTTATTGATTTCTAATACTTAAAGATACGAACCTTCGCATTAATACGAAAGTAAAAAGGTAAAAAAAATTAGTTTTTTATAAGAAAAACATTAATTTAAAATGTATCTAAATAAGCAGAATTACATATAAAAAAAATAGAATTTAGAGCGTATAAAAAAATAAAAAAAACTTAAATAGTTAAAAAACAACAAAATAAGCCTCTTTAAAAAGGCTTGTTTTGTGTTTGTCTTAACTAAAAT